CAACATTTACTCGCATGCCTTCGAGAGCACACCTCGTCGCCAGCGACCTGACACCCAGAAATGCAACGGGCACTCTGTGTTCCGTTGCGCGGCACTCGCCTTTGTGCCGCAGGGCGTCAGCGAGAAGGCGGTCGAGCGCAACCGAGGCAACCACCCGGTGGCGGGCGAGTCGCGCGAAATGGCCGTAAGGCAGCTACGGAGTTACTTAGCGAATGCTGGTTTCAAGATGTTCGATACCAGCATCAGCTCCGCAGCACGCGACCTGCAATCCACCACTGGCGAGCGTCCTGTCTTCGACATTAAGGACTTGATGCACGCCGATCCCAGCGATCAGAACACCCACGACAAGGTCATTACCATCGTTGATCAGGATTATTACATCGACGACTTGTCGGCGTTCTCCGGCCAGAAGATTGTCATCATTACGCGAGAGTACAATAAACTCGCGGGTCGCGGGCCGGATTCCACTTACTACTACACTGCCAAGGAGCGCGAAGGCGGTGGTCACGTGGTGAGTGTAACTGAACGCGTGGGCGATGTGTGTGGTGCGGCGTACACCGACCAGCGCCCTTGGAATTACAGTGAAAATGATCTTGTGTACATTCAGCATCGTGGTGGTGTTGGCTTCACTACCTATAATGTGCACACACAGTACCAACCTGGAACTACCGTCAAGTTCGTCTGGCTTTGTCCGCAGACCACGGTGTTCGTGTCCCACGCGTGTATCAGCAAGCTGTACGCCAAGTTTATGCCTGGGACCAGATTGGCCGGAACGGAGTTGCGCAAGGCAGACAATGTTGCCTACGTGAATTCCCCGGGGGCCCCAATTGCCGAAGGTTTCATCGTCGGTATGTTCGGTACTATCGAATGCCCGATCGTCAGCATCAAGTTCGCTGGCACGGTCGGGCCAAACACCTCCGTCGAGATGAGCGAGCTCGACTACAAGGACTTTGTGCTAATGGCCAATGGGAGAGCAAGTGGCTATGGCCTGTCCGAGGTGCGCAGGGTGATGCAGCGAATGAAGATTTGGCGCGAGGGAGGCGTCGAAGCGATCGTTGCAGCATACTTCAAAATCCCACTCGCATATCGCCCGTTGCCCAATATCATGTACACCTCCGCCGTCGGGCCAGGCGAGGTCGTACAGGACGTTGCGCAGACGGGGTCGGCCGTGCCGGCTGCGCCCAACATTGCTGGTGGCGCACCTGGTGTGGCTGACACTGGGTCTGAGGCCGCATTTACCGCTTACAAGGAGAAACGGAAGGACGCTTACGCGAACAAAACCAAAGTACCCGCTGAATTGAAGAAGGTCATGGATCGTCTCCTGATCAAGTTCTGTGAGCTGGTGAGCCAGGAAACTGGTGTGGAGAAGGACTCAGTGGGGCTACAAGATCGCTCCGTGATTTATGAGAGACGTGTTGGCAACGCTGCTGTTCGTTTGGAAACATTCAACATGCTCAACCTCTTCAAAGAGGGCAATGCTACCACGAACCTCAAGACGGAGGTGACGCCGAAGGCGTCTGTGGCTCCACGGGGGGTCACGCAGTACAACGATGACCTAGCCATAGAAACTGGCTTGGTCGGTCTTCTGGTAAAGGAGATACTCAAGAGTACGGCGTGGTACCAACCTGGGAGTACCCCTGGCGAGATCGCCGCCGCAGTGCAGCGCGTTGCGGAGGTGGCCAGTGAGGTGCAAGATCCAAGGAGTGGGCGGCAAGACCGCTACAAGAACAGTGGGTCGCATGACACCGACTTTTCGAAGCTTGACGAGACTTACAGCGAAGACATGTACCGCTACTTCGTCACCTTCACACTGTACTTCACCCTTGCGAGCGACAAAGAGAGAGTGGAACGGATCCTGATGAATAACGTCAACCTCATCACAGAGATTGGCGCTATGCTCGCGAAAACCGGCTGGAAGAATAACAGCGGCTCGGGCGTCACGACGGAACTGAACACCTTCTTCTGCGCGTTCGAGGAGTTCGTCAACTCCTGCTTCGCGATTGCAATGAGCGAGCACGAGCGTAGTGGCGAGAAGCCCTACGACTGGTCGAAATTGACTTCCTCAAAGCTCCACAAGTATTTGGAGTCCTATTCCACCCGGACCGTAAGGTTCGCGGAGGGCAGCGGGAAGCCCGATCTGTCGGTTAGCACGTGGGTCAAGTCGCATCTCCCCGGCTGGCGTACCACCTCTGAGTGGGAAGCGATGCCAGTCGATGAGCGCGCACCTTACTCGTTCAACAATGTGTATCAAATTCCTTACTTTGTCATTGGCCCGAAGTTTGGCGACGATGGCATTGGCATGCATATGCTCGGTATCAGCGACCTCATTTGGGGAAACGCGGCCGAGTACATCACCAAGGCGATTGGAATGGTGCACGAGGGCACTTCAACCCTCAAGGTTACGTTCAACACGCCCGAAGATCCTTATTTCTTTCTCGGGCGGTACTATCCTGCACCCAACATTTCCACCGCGTCCTACAGTGACGTCTTGAAAGCAATTCGCAAGCTATCCATAGCCAAGAACAGCGAACGCGAGCGTTACGAACTCAAGCTACATGGGTATTGGACAACGGACTCTTCAACGCCCGTTCTTAGTGAGTATTTGCAAGCAGTAGCAAGGATGTACGGCGTCGAATTACAAGCTTACGTTCCTGAAGAGGAGGGAATGTGTCCGACCACCGACGGGCGCTTCACTAAGTGGGCTTGGGAGGAGCTTGACGTACGCGAAGTTGTTAATAGCGACTCGCGATTCGCCAAGTTGTTCCGCGACGACCGTGACATGTTCTATCGCGTGGCGCGAGGTGTACACCGCGGTGCTACCGTGGCTGACACCACCCTCATGCACGAAGCGATAGCGAAACAGCTCGACATGACATCGGCCGAATTGACCGGTATTCGAGCGGCTCTGCAGGTCGCCTCAACATGGGAGGAGATTGACGCCATACGTATTGCGCCGGACTGGGATCCTGATGCCGAACCCGCCGGTACTGTACGCGTGGACGGACCGATCAAATCTCTACTCGACCCACAGCCATCATCTGCCAACGATGCCCAACGTCTCGCTAACCACAAGCGTGCGTCGACACCTGGGCCATCAAACGCGCAAAAGAAAATCGCCGTTGTGTCGGCGAAAGGCGCGAAGCTGAAGAGGCTGATCGAGGAAAAGCGCGACGAACCCCCCGACTCCGGGAAGAAGGGGAAGTAAGCGCGCAGAGTAACTTCTGGACGGGCAAAGCTCTAACCCGTTACCGTTATCCTATGGTGGGCGAATCGGTAAGTTCCAGTGAGGGGTTGGCCCCCCGAGTACGAGAAGAACTTCGTGCTACCACCACCTCAGCAGTGGTTAATAAGCGCCTTTAAGGCAAGCGGCATTTTACCGGCGTTACAATGGAACACAACGCCAAACTGAGCGCAAACGACATGATCCAAATGGTGCGTGGGAAAGATCCCATGCATGGATTGTGCGAATCGCGCCAGATCACACCAGAGGCGTGCGATTGGGTCAAGTCATCGCTTGATCCGTTTCACGATTTCACCCTCGAACACATGCGAGGCTACCCAGACGTATCTACCGATGCTACGGTGATCGTCAAAGTCAACCAGTCGATTGAAGTCTCGGCCCCGCCCGGACTTCCTGCTGGTCACAATTGGGACTGTCACATTG